AGCTCTTGCCAACTCCCCTAAATGCCTGTATTTGTAGTCGCTTGGGACCACTCTGCAAGTAATCTGCAATAGCATATTGTGCCCTCGTAGGAGAAGGGAGATCAAGCTGGTCCCACAAGGCTTGTAGAAATAGCTTGAAATCGCTCTGTAAGGACGTTAAAACGTCTGTCATGTAGAAATGTATATAAATTACTTAGAAGCTTGTTTACGGATAATATCAAGGGCTTTTGTAAAATGTTCTGTTATATCATCTCCTCTTGTATAATCATTTGGAAATTTTATAATTCCAAGTGTTTTACCAGTGCTTACTTCCATAATTTTTAAATCTTTTTTATTACTAAGATCATTAATTAAATAAAAGTTATCAGCTCCTAAAGACTTAGCACCTTTGTTACTATAAAACCAATCTTCCATGTAGTCTTTAAACCATCTGGCTTGTTCATTAGTTTGTATGTAAATATTCCACTTTTCATTACCTCTTTTACCTATACCGCCTTCATTAGTTTCTTTAAACAAAGGATTACCTGAAAGACGTGCATTATGTTCTACTGAAACGTATTGATGTTTGTCTATATGAGTTCCAGCAGCTTTAGCTCTTTCAGTAGCTTCTTTGTTTAACCTAGAACCTAATTTTTTCATATCCTTATACTCTTGAGTTTCAACATGTGCTGCACGCACTCTAGTGTTACCCATTTTAGAAGCTGCACGAGACTTAGTAGTAGCTATCATAAGAGGTCTTTGGTCAGGATTAGCAGCTATAGTATGTGGCTTTGCTTTTCCAGCAGATTGAATTTTCATCTTTTCGCCTTTATAAAAGCGTTGTTCTGGTCCTAAAACCTCGTCTACTTTTTTCTGTAAAACTTCTGGTTGTATAAATTCATCATTACCAAGCCTACGTTCATTATGAGCTATAGCTAATAAATTTTGATTATAACCTTTTTTACCCAAAGGTGAGCTTCTAAATCTAAAACCTTTAGCAGCTAATGCTGCGTCAACCTGTGTTTGTTTAGCTAGTTTACCGGGCATATGCCAAAATTCATCTGCGTAATGAACTTGAGAAGTAGGAGCATTACCTATTGTTTCTTTAACAGTACGTACTTTTGCTAAATGGTTTTTCACAGCCTCTGCTTTAGCTAAGTCTCCTACTATCTCAGGTTTTAATTTTACACCTTTTGGTATTTTCTTGACACCTGACTGTAAACTTTTTCTTAAGATGTCGTCTAGCATCTACCTTCTCATGTAACCTTTAGCACCTAATCTCTTACGTGCTGCTTCTGCCGCTTCTGCTTTTTTAGCCATAGGTGTACCTCTTCTGTACATTTTACCTTTGTATCTAATAAAGTTTCTAGCTGAACCTTTACTTGATGGAGTTCTAGAACTTGAGCTACCTCCGCCAGTTCCACCGCCGGTTCCGCCGCCAGTTCCTTTATTAGTAGTTTTCTTGCCTTTGTTTTTTAAACGTTCATTATGCTTGGCAATGTTTTCTTTATAGGTTTTAGACTTTCTATGTTTATCTACATCTTTTTGTAGTTTCTTTTCTTGTTTACCATAGTCAGCTCCTAATCCAGACATACCTTTGCCTTTCATATTTTCTTTACGAAGTGCATCTTTACGATTTAAGTTACCTAGTTGTTTTATATTACCAGTAACTCTACCTCTTCTATTTCTTTTTTGAAGTTTTCTTATTTTTAATTGATTTTTTAAATCTTTAAGATACTTTGAATCTTCTCCTTTAGGACGTCTTGAGCCAGAGAGATTTTTCTTTTTCTTTTCGACTTTTTTTAAGCCGTAAGGATTGTCTGCCATTTTATTTAATGTGTTGATGAATAATTAGTTCTCTAAATGGTTGTATTCCAAATACTTTTCTCATCCATTCGAGCCAATTTCTACTACCTTTGTCTTGGTTACACTTTCGACAGGCACATACGATATTTTTCGTAAGAGTCTCTCCACCTCTGCTAAGAGGTATGACGTGGTCGAGTGTAAGTTCTTGTTCTTCATAAGTTTCTCCGCAATAAACACATTGACATTTAAAGTGCTGTTTAATAGCTCTTCTCCAGAGCCGTTTAGAATCTGAACTTGTCATGGTTATTAAATTGTGTAAGTAATGTTTTGGACTAGGTAGTAGAGGGGTCATTTACGTATTTTGAGTCGGCTTTTTCTATTAGTGGATTTCTTTTGGAGTCTTCCTTTGGTAGTACTCCCCTTATAGTGAGCAGCGTCGAGCCCATCACCATTTCCGTAGGTACCAAGTTGTCTATTAAGTCGATTTGCATTGACACGTAGGGCTAATCCCTTCTTTGTTTTGTTGTACTTTTTCTGTTGCTTAAGCCTAACAGCTTTAGCTTTTGGGTTGGATCTATAGTATTTAGCTGTTTCTGCCATAGAGCTTTTCCTGTACTAATTTTGGATCAACAGTTGGCATAACCTTTGCAAGTTTAGACAGAGGGTTTCCATCATAAGCAACTCCGCTAATATCATTAGCTTTTAACCAATCACAAGCTGCTTTTAAATCTTGTGTAGTTGCTGAGCCGTCTTTAATACGACTTAGAAACTGTTTAGTAACTAGATTATGCAACTCGTTAAATTGATCTTCAGTTGCTTTTTTTTTCATTATCTTTTAGCTGTTTTAGCTGCACGTTTAAAGTTAGCAGCAGTAGGAGCACCGCTTGCTCCGGGTTTTCTCATCTTTTCGCCAGAACCTTTTCTGATTCTTAGACGTTTGGCGTGGATGTTTGCATAGAGTCCGCGTTTAGCCATTATCTATACCCCTTTTTGCCTTTGCCTTTGGATCCGCAAGATCCTTTACCTTTGTGTGCCATATTAAGGTCCTGTAGTTCTACTTGCTTTTGATGGGTTCATACCTGAACCTTTACCATATGGGTTATATGGTTTTTTCTTTTTCTTTTTCTCTTGTCTGTCAGAAATTGAACGAGACTTTGACCCATCCATGTCTATTGTATGTGCCATTATTTTTTCTTCCTCATTGCAGCTTTTAACCTTTTCTGCACAGCAGGAGGCATTTTTTGCATGTTTAGTTTTAACTGACCAGTAGGTTTACGTGCCATTGGTTTTTTCTTTTTAGGAGGTCTTCCCATTTGTGAACCATAGGTTCCGGGTCCCATAGGTGCCATAATTAACATTTCCATTTGCGAAGGGCAAGTGCCTTACGAGTAGGCTTGCCGTTTGGTTTTTTCATTGGTCCTTTAACACCCGACATGCGAGCGCAGAAAGATTTTTTTCTTGGACCACCACCGGGTTGTGGTGCTTTTAGGTTAGAGCCTGTAGCTCTGTTGTATTTTTCTCGACCAGCTTTGGTGAGTCCGCCAGTACGACTTTTATGTTTGCCTATTTTTAAACTGACGTTTGCCATTTAAAGTCCTAATCCTTTTTTGACGATTTCTAGAGCTTTATCATCAAGCTCATTATCACTCTGCTCTACTAGCTTTTCTAATAATTCAACGACAAATGTCTTAAATTTAGGTGATCTAAGTGCAGATAATACGAATGGTTTTACGAGTGCTAACATGTTATTTGTTTGTTAATTGTATAGGTATCACGTCAGAGCACATATGCTCTACCCGTGATCCGGGTCTCAGGGTGAAACCCAATCTTTGTAGTTCGGCACATTTTAGAGCACGTACCAGCTCATAGTCAAGACGATCCTTTTGAATCTTAGACTCAGCCATGCGTTCACATTGCTTTGTCAAGTCTCGGTTTAGGGGTACAGAAAAGTTTATCTGAAACCCCCAGTTTTCTGAGATAACATAACCATCTTCTGTTTGTGGTTCTGTATCATTACCCATGTAAAATGGGCTAAATGTCATCGTGCTGCCATTGCAAGAAACGTTGCCACCAAAGGATTGTCGGCTTGGAGCTCCATTATTTTGAAATTGTACAGCTTGATTTGTGACATTTCCGGTCGCGGCGGCGACTGGGTTGGATGAATTATTTGTGTCTCCTTCAGCAAACGCTGGGCTTACTGTGAGAATACAGAGAGCGACGTAGTAGTAGAGTTTATTGTGTAATTGCGAGTATAATCGCGCTGCTCTACTATGCCTGCTGCTCTTGTTGTTGTTTCTAAACTCCATGGATTTGCTGTGTTAGTTACAGAAAATGTTGTACCACTGGTAGCAATATCTGCTGACGGAGTTACATTTGTACCTGACCAAGTATTTACAGCAGCTCCAAAAACTTGGACCTGTTCTGTCTCTACTATAGTCTGAGTTGTAGTAGTCGTACTGTTCATAGACCCAGTTGTAAACTGAGGAGTGACAGTATTTGCTCTAGCTATGCCGGGTGATAACAACGCTAAGAGTATGAGTAATTTTTTCATACTTTTGGTTTGTCTTTTTTTACCATTGGGCAGTTTGGTGGTGTTTTACTATTGCCATTTTTTCCAGTTGTCAAACCGAATGTGGCTAGTGCGCCAGTAAATACGCTGGCTACGAAAGTTATATCTGAGTTACCAGATTTTTTAACCATAGGAATGTCAACATAGTTCATAGTAATAATAAAGCCAGACCAAACAACTACGCCTAATCTAACTACTGTTCCCAGAAATTCTATTTGATGTTCTTTGTCCTCGGCTATATCTTTTACTTTTCCTAAGAATCCTTTTTCCTTGACTGGCTTATCTTCTTCCATGTTGTTTTAAGTATTGGTTTCATAGCAGTTACAACATATTTAAAAGCTGCTGTAGCTGTAAGTGTTGCTGCTACCGACACAACCGCAGTTGTGGTAGCCGTTACTAAGATCTCAGTCTCAGGTACCGGCATTTGTTTGTCTGTAAACGGTATGTCTATTTGCCTCATTCCGGGTGCTTCCGGCTCTTCTTTTTCAGATGTAGTACCTTCAGGTTCTTCTTCTGTTTGTAAATTACTAGGAGGTACAACCATAGGAGTGTAAGAAGGTACATCTGCTGTAGGTAGAGGTATAGATATTGTTTTAAGTGGTATTGGGTCAGGTAATATTATAGTGGGTATTTCCACGTTTAGCTTTTTATTCCTCGCATAATTTACAAGGAGCATCATCGGCTCGTTCTACCCATTTCTTTTCAGCTTCCCACCAAACATAAGATTTTCCGTCACTAGGCATACCAGCAGGATCATCCCATTGACATTTAGAATCATTCCATGTATACGATTCACTAGGTTTAGGTGGCATAAATTTATCTTTAGTTGCGTCATAAGTGTCGCCTATGCCTGCATACCTACCACGAAAATTATGATTATATGAAGTTTGTTTCCAAGTACCACCAAAACCATCGGCAAGATACTTAGCACCTATAGCTTCTTGTGCTATGTCACCTCCTCCTGAATCTTTATCATCAACAACTATAACTCTTTTAACGAGTCCGTTTTCATCTATTTCTGCAAAATGTGCCATAATTAATTTTGGAATTTATATCTAATTAAAACTATACCGCTACCACCAGCACCACCATTATTGGCAGTACCAGTGTGGGAAGAAGAAGCTCCGCCTCCGCCTCCACCTGTATTGGCTAGACCACTTTGTCCGTTAGAGTTAGTACTACCAACGGCATATGCTTTATTAGCTCCTCCACCATCGGGTGCAACAACTGAAGTTGTACCATAATTAGAAGTACCACCGCATCCACCACTAGCAAAGTAACCATTTTCTCCACAAGAGAGAACTGAAGCATAAGTTGAGGCTGAGTTAGAACCATTACCT